CAAACTCCTGAGTATATTGAAACCTTAAAATCTTTAAACACTAGTATTTTTACTGATAATGAGCCGCGTGCAGCTGTTGAAATATTAAGAGGTCTAATTGGAGAGTATGGATTCAATGTAAGTATGGATGACACTTTTACTATGCCTTTTTCAGGAGGCCAAACATCGGAAAATAATAGGGTGGTTATAACTGCTGTAAACGGAAAAGGAAAAGTGGTTATAAATACTGGAGACCTAACACAGGCAGATGAGGCTAATGCTGGAAATTTAAATACGCACGAAGCTTTTAATATTGACCAGTTAGTAGAACTGCAACAACTCTTTACTGAAAATGCTCGTGCACCTAAACTTGTAGACCCTAATGTTCCTCTTTTAGAAAAAGCTATTCAGGTTAAAAATATGCGTCAAGTACCTCGTTTAGAAAAGGATAGAAGTGGAAATGTTACAGCGTCAACAGTTAAATTAGCTACTTTTGAAATGGATGGCAAACATTATGTCGCTCCTACTTTATTTCCTAGAGAAGGGACGCACTCTACGCGTCCAGATGCTTGGCTAGAGTTAGACCCTAAACGAGACCAAAAATTAATTATAGAACTAGCTACTAGATATGGAGAACTGATACCTTTTAATACAAAAGAAGAAGCGGATTCATTTGCTAAAGGAAGTTGGAAAACAATGGACACTGCGGATGTAGAAAGAAGAAACTTTTTTATAAATGAAGGAGTTGTAGATTATGATAGTCGAAAAGAAATAGTAGAAAACTATCACACTTTAAGAGATGAATACCAATTAGTATTAGGAGGAACAGCAGATGGAGGTTTTTGGGCAAAGCAAAAAGCCTGGGATAAAGATAGAAAAGCCACTGCAGAAGAAATAGCTAAATACCCTAACTTATTTAATGAAGAAGGATATTTAAGAAGTGATGCTAAAGAATACGCACAAAGCTTAAAACCAGAAATAGATTTGTTATATGATAAAGCTTTTGGAGATGAAGTATATAGAGATATTCAGCGTAAATGGGATGTTATCGCAGAGAAAAACAGAGAGAAATTTATTAATAACTCTACTCAAGCAAATGCGCAAGTAGATTTTGCATTAGATGAAATAGATAAATTTTCATTAACAAATTTTGAAACTCCTTTTTCGGAGATAAGTTCTTACACTCCTAAAAATGAAAATGAAGCTCTCGCTATAAGTGCCCTTACTGAGCTACAAAGACGAGCATATGATTTAAGAGAAACTGCTGCATTAAATTTTATCGTAGGAAAATCCTATCTAGACTCTAAAATAAACAAAGAAGTATACGGGGAAGTAGTAGATGGTATTATGAATAATGTAGTAAATGAATACAATACCAGATATCCTAGAGGTCAAGCAGGAGAGGTTCTAATGGAATTAGCAGACAGGACTAGCTTTTCACTTATAGGCTGGGACGAGAGAGATGCTACAAATGCAGAAGACAGAAGAGTGGCAGCTGAATTAATTTCTAAATATATGAAAGCTTCTGTATTAGCTTCAGAAGGAACAAGTCGTACTGCTTTAGATTTTAAACGCGCAAAAGGATGGAGAGAATCAGCGGAGGTGTTTACCGATAACCCTTTAGAAATGGCTTTAAGTGTGTTTTCTGGCTCCATTAGTGAGGTGCTTCCTTATGGAGCTAAGATGGTTCCCACAACGGCTATCACTACCGCTCTAGGTTATGGGGCATACGCCCTCGCAGCGGGCCAAGCGGGCCCCCAAGCTGCTACGCCTGAAGAATTATTGACAGTACCTGCGGCAATGTTTAAAGGGTTGGTAACAGGAGCTCAAGTAGGAATGGCGGGAAGTTTTTTAGGAATGGAATATACTAATGCGATATTGGAATCAATGGAAGAAAAAGGTTATGATATATTTAATCCTAAATCTGTTGAAGCGGCTTTAAGTGATAAAAATGTTTGGGATGACGGACAAAGTAAGGGATTAGCACGAGGTATTCCTATTGCTATAATAGATTTCTTGTCGGCTAGATTAGCTGGGAAAATATTTTACAGCACAAGAGGAATGAATCCTTTATTAAGAACAGGAGCTCTATTAACAGAAAGAGCAGTGCTTGACCCTGGTGCAGAAGCACTTGGAGAAGGGTTAGCCCAGATAAATAACCATATATTAAATGGAACAGAGTTAAATGGAGGCGAAGTAGCTTTGGAAGCTATTGGAGGATTTGGAGCTAACACTTCTAATATGGTAGCAAATTTATTAACCCTAGCATTGGTTAATAGAAATAAAAAAGTGGCTCACGACTTCGCTGATTACAGGAATGTAATTTTTTATGATAGCCCTTTGATGCCCCCAGGAACAACTAACTGGGCTAAGAATATGAGGGAGTTAAATTATATTGATGCAGAAACGGAACAGCGTATACAGCGTAGAATAGGAGCACAAAATGAAGCTTTAGAAATATTAATGAAACATAAACAAGAAGAAGATGTTACTCCTGATGAATCAGACTCAGTACTGCGTTTATCTCATTTATTAGCCGCTAAAAATGTATTAACTACAAACGATGCCACGCAACAAGCCTTTAAACCTATCATAAAAGACATTAATGAGGAAATAAGTGAAATCGCTCTTAATGGAAAATGGGATACATCAATGGTTAAAGTGCCTAAAGAATTAATGCAACGAATATTAAATACAGATGCTGATGTATTTGCGCAATTACCTCCATCTAAAGTTAGCGGAACTATTATTGAAGATGAAGAGTATGAAAAAGCTGTAGGGGATTATAAGCAGAGTGATTTAGGAGGAGGAATGGAAGGTGATAGTTCAGAAAAAAATAAGCTAGTCGAAATAGTTAAAAAGTTACCAGCAGAACAAAAAGAAAAATTAAAAGAAGAATTTTTAAAAAACAATCCAGATACTGAAATAGACGAGAACGGAGATGTTGTGGTTTATAGAGTTGGTTCAATTAGAGAAGGTGCTACACCTATGACTACTAGTAAGAGAATGGCTGAAACTATAGCTAGAGAACGAGCAGCACAAGGGTTGTCTTCTAATATTACCAAAACAAAAGTAAAACCTAAGGATGTAGCAGTATGGGTGCCAGGAAGTGAAGCTGAAGTTATTGTTGACGTTACCCCAGAAAATAAAGAAAGTATTGACAAATCTAGTGAAGAGATATCCGAAGGTAAATCTTTAAAAGAATTAAAAGAAGAATTAGCCGAAGCAGAAAAAGCTTTAGAGAATACTAATAAAGCTATTGAAGAAGGAACTAGTGATATGTTAGCGGCCATTAAAGATAATAAACCAAAACTAGAGAGAAAGATTAAAAACTTAAAAGCTGCTATTAAGAAAAAGACAAAAGAGTTAGCTAAAAAAGTAAAACCTCAAACTAAACAAAAACAAGAGGAAGCAATCGATGATGATGCAGGTATGGAGATTGAAGATTTAGAAACTGAAATAACTAATGTAAAACAAGAGTTAGCTAAAGATTTAAAAAAACCTGGTTTAAGTAAAGAAGAAAAAACAGACTTAAGGCAAGAAGCCAGAGAGCTTATTCGTGAATACAAAGCTGAAATAGCCGACATAAAAAGAGAGGCTAGAAAAGCGGTAAAAGCCCGTACTCCAAAAGCTAAAAAAGCAAATGAAGAAGAAGATGCGATATTCATTCCATATACTCCCCCACCTACTCCCGCTCAGAGTAGAGCTAAGATAAAAGCGGCTATCAAAAAAATGCCCAGCACATTAAGTTTTAAAAAGAAAATAGATAGACTCGAGGCACTAACACCTCTTTATGAGGTTGTGGTTATAGACAATAGGGTTAATGACATAACGGGAGAAAAAAGTTCTCCTGATGCGCGATGGATGGTTAGTCCAGATATAAGAACAGGGTTGGATTTTGAAGAAAGCGGATTTGAGCAACCTAATACTGAAACAATGTATTTTTCTACCAAAAAAGACGCAGTACAATTTGCAAGACAATGGTATCAAGAGAATAGAATACCTGTTGACAAAGAAGCTACTACCTACTCCGCAGAAGAAGCAAAGTTAGCGAAAGATTTAGAAGATGGAACCTTCTTTAAACAAGCCCTTAATCAGTATGCTATAGATAAACTCGCAAAGGATTATGGAATGACCGAAAGAGGTTATATGAATGAGGTTGATAATCCAGGTAAGCTTATAAATGAAGCGGCTAACTTAGGAATCACTGTTAAGAAAAGTGTAGATGGGCCTGGTTATTATTTTACTCGTGATAATAAATTTTACAACCCACGCGCAGACAAGGACTTTGGAAAGAGGGCAAAAACTAAGCCACAAATGAGAGCTGAAGACCAGGCTGAATTACTCAAGCTTTTAAGCTTAGCATTTCCAACAATTAAAGTCGTAATAGACCAAGCTAAATTTGAGGCGGAAATAAAAAAACCTGAAGTAAAAAGAAGAATTGTAAGAGGACATACTGTGTATGGTTTTAACAGAAAGAATAAAACAATATTTATAAATCCTAATGACAAATCATTTGAAATTGCTATACACGAGTTTTCTCATCCTTGGTTAGACTATTTACATTCTCCAATTTCTGGGGAACAAGGCACTCGTTTGTTAAGACAAGGTCTGAAATTAGTTAAAACTGACCCGCAAGGAAAAAGGTATTATACTACAGCTAAAAGAACATATGGTGATAAAAAAACCGAAGCAGGTTATGAAATAGCTGGTATTGAAGCTTTAGCAGATTATATTGCTGATGAAGGTGGTAGGTTTTCTAGAGCTGTAGAAGAAGATGTAAAAAAGAATAAGCCAGAAAACGCCCTGGTAAGATGGATAAAAAGATTTTGGGCATATATTAAAAAAGTTTTATCTGGTACATTTAAGAAAAATAAAAAAGGAGATAGAGAAAGCACGATGCCTGAAGGTGAAGCTTTAGAAAAAATGTCATTACAAGCATTTGCACGAATGGCCTTGGGAGATTTGCTGGGAGGGCAAGAAGTAAATCCTGAATTTAACCCTGAAGAGTATGGACAGCTTGCCTTATTTTCTCAACAAGAAGAAACATTGTCTTTTGATTCAGATGTAAACCTTATTATTCAAAGAGCACGGGAGCGTGGTATACCAGACGCTTCCATTAAAAAAGTATTAAAGGATAGGATAAAATTTACAGATGTTAATTATACAGCTGCTGATGTAGATGCTGCAATGAAATTTACATTAGATGAAACTAAAGCTTTACCTGAAGCCTTTGCTAATATGGAAGGTGGCTTCTTTGCAGGGATGTCTTTATTTCAAGATGTCAATAGAGCAGTTAATGAATTTATAGGAGAAAGGGGAATGTTAGAAGATGTAAGAAACGAGTATGCGGCAGAATTAAGAAAAAAATACCCTGACTTAAAAACTCAAAATACCAGCACTATATTAAGAAGGTATCCATTGCCTATTAAAAAAGGGGAGGTGCTAAGAAAAAAATCCGAGGTTAGAAAGTTTGCTAAAGAATATTTACAAGGCTCTGTTTTATTTAAGCAACAGCCTAAAAATATCCAGCAAGAATTAGTAGTAGCATTAGATAAGAACTTAAATATCAGAACAGGTAAAGAGGTTACTGCAGAGATTAAAGAATTAAAAAAATTAATTACTGAACGAAAGAGAGCAGTTAGAGATATTAATAGAGTAAAAAATGAATTAGTAAGATTTATAAGATTAAACTTTCCTGATGAAACAGACACCACTAAAAGTATATTAAGAAGCTTAACTAAAGTTGTAGCGGATATAGAAACTCCAGATGATTATATGGCAGCTGTAGAAAGAGTATTGCAGGCTATAGATAAACAAAATGAAAAAACGAAACGTGCTTTAATAAATTCTATATATAAAATATTAAACATAGGAGGTAGGCCTGCTAAAACCATATCAAGCCAAGTAAGGTCAAGAGGAGTAGATGCTGAAACAGGATTGTTTATGCAACAAGCTCGAAGAGTTTTAAAGATGGTGATTAATAAAGACGCGGAGGGAATGAAGGCTTTGCGTGAGGAGTTAGGAGAAAGAGAAAATGAAATTCAAGCGGCCTTAGAAGCTGACCGTAAGGGAGAGGTGTTAAGCCTAGAACAAAATAGACTTTTAGCATTAACCGCTGCCTATGATATGTTTGGTGATATAGAAAGTTTATCATTAGAAGAGGTAAGAGAAATTCTGGAGGATGTAAAAGCAGGAAGAGAAATAGGACGAGCAGTGTTTGCGGAAAACCGAATGCAAAGGTTTAATGAGATTAATGAAATATCAGAGAAGTTTACTGGTGAAATAAAAGATAAGCTAGCTCCTTTCTTATTTAATGAAAATGGTACGTTAAAAAATGAGGACAGAATAGCAGAAGACTTTTTAAATATATGGAAAGGAATTAAAGAAAAGGGGCTTCAAAAATCTCTGCAACAGGTAAAAGACGAAATATTAAAACCTTTAATACAAAAAGGAGTAGAGCCGATTACAGCTACCTTTAGAAGTGTATTAGGAGTTACCTATACCTTTATGAATGCCTTAGATAATGGGCAGTCAGATGTGTTTGTTCAAGATATTTATTATAGACTAGCGGATGCAGAAGAAAATTATAACCTAGGCTATTTTAGGTTTATGGATAAGATAGAGGAAATAGCGGCTGAGATAATGGGAGCTAAAGAATTTGATGCAGAAATTATTATACCTTTTACCGATAAAAAAATGCAGTCGGCCCAAATGGGGAAAATTTCAGCTTATGAATATCTAAAACAAGAAGCTATACTAAAAGACCGATTAAATGTTCCTGGCGTTAATACTCAACAAATTGCTGCCACACTAGAAAAAGCGGGATTAAAACTTTTTGATAAAACTAACACCATTTTAAAAGACTGGGCTACAGATAATAGTTTAACTGTTCCACAATTAATGTATATCTATTCTCAATGGAAACACCCTGACGCAAAAGAGATGTTGATACAAGATGGATTTACACAAGAAAAAATAGATATGATTACTGATTATCTAGGAGAAAATCTTGTTAGGTTTGTAGATGAAATTTTAGAAATGCTGACGTATCAAGAATTTGATTTAACAAATGCGGTGTATGTCGAAGAAAATCAACAGAACTTAAAACAAGAGTTTCCTTATTTCCCTAGAAAAACTGAAAAAAGAATTAAATCTAAAGAATCAGAAAGGTCTTCTTTTTCTGAAATGGGATTTGTAAAGAACTTCCAAAATATAAGCCCATCTTTGATATCTCAACGAACTGAGAACACTAAAGCATTAAGGGTGATGTTTGCTGATTTCTTTTCGGTACTAGAAAAGCACGTAGAAGACAATGAAAGGTACAAGGCTTATGCAAAAGTGGTAAAAATTATGGACGGTATAATTAATACCCCTGCTGTACGAACCTACCTAGATATAATGTTTATAAGGGGTGCGGTTAACAGAGCTATTAATAATGCTATCCATCCTAAAGGGTATTTAGATAAAGGGAAAAACTATAATGATAGGCTTTCTTTGGCAATGGAGCGTATGACTTCTTGGGCGTTAGCTTTAAAACCTGTTCAGCTACCTAAACAAGCATCTTCATTTATTAACGGATTTGTATTATATAATAATCCTAAGTTTGCTGTTTTTGATACTAAGAAAAAAGGAGAGCCTGTATTTAGAAGCACAACCGATTTAAAAATAATAGGAGAAGATATAGCTGAAAATTTAAAATCTATATTAGGAGGAACAGTAAATGAGTCAATAGAGTTTGTAAAGTTTACCGAGGCTTATATAAAGCTAATGCGTAATAAAAAAGATACACTCAAAAGAGCTACAGAATTATCTGCTCAATTTAGAGCAAGAAGAAAAGAAGGTTTAGAGGGAAGAATGTATGCTTTAACCACAGGGCAAGAGCGTGTAGACTTAGGGCCTGAATATAAAAAACTCGCTCAATCTTTTAAACTAGTTAACCAAGCTTTTGGATATTTTACAACCGAAGGAGATATCTGGGGGGTATTAGGGTATATGGTAGCTTATGACAATATGATTGAAAATGGGGTAGACCCTAAAGAAGCATTGCGTTATTTTAATGATTACAATTTAACGCAGCAAACCAGACGAGGGTTAGATAAAAACTCTTTACAAACCAGTCAGTACCCGATAGTTCGTGGGTTCACAATGTTTATGAGCTCTTTAATGTTAGCTGCAAATAGAGCGATGGTACACGAGGCTAATATAAGACGAGCTTTACTCGGTAATAAGGTGGCTGATAAAAGAGACGTTAGAGGGCTTCTTATTAATGCTGTTTTAGTACAGGTTTTATTCCAAGTAATGAGTAGTCTTCCACTGCTCTTAGCGGGAGATAAAAAAGATAGAGAGAAAGCTTATGAGAGAATACTCACTTCTCCACTTAATATAATTCAAGCTATTCCATATTTTGGTAATGCTGTGATGACTCTTATTAACGAAACTAATGCAGAAGGATGGAAAGAGAGATGGAATAGACAGCTTACTAATCCTTTTGCAGATTTGTTTGGAGAGATAGGAAGGGATATAAGCGAGGGAGATATATTAGAAATTCCTTCAACAATCCTCCAGTTTTTAGCAGGGGTACAGCTCAGACCTGTAAGGGGTCTTGCTAGAATTTTCTTAGGTCAAGGTAATTTCTGGTACAATTTAATGACAGCTCTAGGATATGGAGATGGTTCTATTCCTAGGAGATGGCAGCCTCCAAAAGCTGCACGAGATGATTTATTTATAAATTAATTATGCCTTTTAAAAAAGTAGGAAAAAATAAATATAAAAGCCCAAGCGGGAGAACCTTTACTGAAGCTCAAGTAAGATTGTATTATGCTACAGATGGCTTTAAAAAGAAGCGTCCCAAAAGAGGGAATTTTAAAAGGTCTTAGAAGTAGTGAGTAAGCCTAGCGACTTGTCCGCTTTCGCAATGGTGAATAAAACCTTCACAAGCCTTAGGAACCCCTGTAAAACCTTTTCTACTATGCCAGCTGTCTGCTGATGATGGAGACCTCATATACTCCACAGTAACTCCTATAAAGTCTTTACCGTCTAGCCATTTATGTTTTACTTTGTGATGAATATGGTGTAGATACCAATAACGATGAGTCGTAGACGACCAATCTTTAGGATTTTCTTGTGCCATTAATAAAGGTAATGAATCCATCTTTGCGCCATCTCCGTGTTCTAAACCTATTAGATTAGTACCGTATTTATAATACTTTCTATGAGCCACACCTATATCAAAGTTCACATCTTCAGCTTTTCTAAACCAACTTTTCAAAGTATGAGCCAAATGAAAGCCTGACTGGTAGTCGTGATTACTCATACTATGAAGCACATCTACTGGAGCTACCATCCTTAACATTTCTATACATTGAACATATAACATCAATGCTATTTCATAATGCTCCCACCACTTTCCATCCGTGTCTTGATAAGTTCCTTTGGTTGTCGTGCTGTATACGTTATCTATATGAAGAATGTCATTTCCAATACAAAACAACACGCGTTCTATATCAAATCCCGATGATTTGTTTATCAACCCTATTACTCCTTCCATTACCCTTTCTACTGCTGTAGCACAATCATAAGGCTCTCCTGTTTCTAGCTCATTTGCATACTTGCCAATATGGATATCTGCAGGATTAACTATTAAAAGATGATTTCCTCCTGGAGTTTCTATGGGCTCATAAGCAGGAGAGTATCCCTCAATAAAAGTATTTATTTTATCCCAGATTTGATTTTCATCTAACCCTAAGTTTTCTTTGGTTACTACTGAAAACCTATAATCTCCACTTCCACTTTGCCAATGCTTTACGCTAACTACATCTTTTTTAGGAATCCCGCGTTCTTTAAGGTGAATATCAAGAGCGGTGTTGTTGTTAAGGTTGTCTACTACGGTAGCTCTCCTTTGAAGTATTAAATCTACTTCTTCAGTTGAAAGCCTTAATCTTTTTCCGTATTCTTTACCCATATTATATTTCGTCTTCTACAGATTCTTGGAGTGAAGTAAGGGTTCTAATAATAAAAGCAGCCTCTTGCTTTACTTCGGTGTAATTGCCATCAACAAAACTTTCATACAGCTCGTCTAGAGAGTCGTGGATTTCATCCATCGTAAAATTGATGAATTTTATTTTATCCCTTTCTACTCCATTACTTGTCATTTATTGCGTAGGCTTTTACATTTTGACTGTGTTTAGTCGTGTTTTAGACGTTTGTACTCAAAGATAATAAATTATTTTGTTTTTTGAGTTTTTTGACAAGCAAAATTAATTCACCTTTTGTTAACTCTGAATATTCATTAAAGTCATCTCCTAATAATTCTATGCAGAGTTCATATTTTATAGAGAGGTCTTTATCATAGCTTAACAACCAGTCTATACTTTTTACATAGTGTAAAATAGAGGCGTGGTTTTTACGCAATGAAAGGGCAATATCCTTGTAGGTGTGGTTCTGGTCTCTTAATATTTTAGAATAAATCATTCGTGCGTTAACATATTGTCTTCGCCTTGAATTTGTCATTATATCAAATCCAAACACAGTGTTAACTACAGTGCGAACTTTTTTATGGGATGAGTTTAATGCTGTCGATAATTTCATTTGATTGGTCTAAGTTTGTTTTGTTTAATATGTGGTCAAGATAAGTGTCTGCGTCTGTCTCAGTTATACTTAAAAATACAGGAACATCACCTTCTTCGTTAAAGTATTCGATTTCAAAAAAGAAATTTTCAGGACGTGTAACAACTCCACCTACGCTTTGAGTCCATCCATTTAAAATAGGAAGTGTGTCTGCGCTTATATCCATTAACACTGCAACAGGCACACTATATTCAATAGGGAAGTCTCTTAATTGAGTTAAGAATCCTTCGTCCATATCATAATCAGGCCTTTCCCGTGTATACTTCTGTTTTAAATCCATATTCATTTAACTCCTTTAATCTGTACTGTTGAAGAATAGATAATCTCCCTTCTGGTTTTTTTATTTCACTAAATAAAACTTTACTGCCAGGCGGTAAAGCAATAATATCAGGAATACCATTCTTGTTTGTTTTAACAAGTTTAATAACATAGTACCCTTCTGCCTCTAGTTCGTTTATTCTTTTCTTTTGAATCTGTTGCTCAGTCATATTACAAAGCTAAGAAATCTCTTTTAAAGTGATTTAACGTGTAATCTTTTTTCTTTGTAACGGCTTTATAAATTTGATGTTCAATTCCGTTACGAGCAAATATCCAATAAACTTTATTCTTTAATCTTTCTTGGGTTGTCATCCTATCTCTTGATTGCCAATAGCTTGTAGCAGAAAAATCTATATTGTAATAAATTAAGGCAGAAGCTTTTCTCAATGATATGCCTTCTCTTCCGCTTACAATTTGCAGGGCAATAGATTTATCTGTAGTATTAAACTCTTCTAACTTGGTCGTTAACGACTCTTTTCCATAGATATATTTTAATGCGTCAAGCTCTGCAATAAACTTATAGAAGATAGCTATTTTTTTATCTTTAAACTGACGCTTGATAAAATTGGCTTTAGAATAATCTAAGACGTTTGTAACGCCAGACTCAAACTTCACTGTCCCTGAATACATTTGATGTACCTTACTCATTAATTTAACCGCAGTGTCTCCTAATATCACTTCTTCTCTACCCCTCAGCACTTTATCTTTTTGTAATTTTTTAATCCACTCGTACGTTTTTTCTTGCATTTCTACAGTTAAAATCTTTTCGGTAGTTTCCACTTTAAACCCCGCCTCTTTTTGAGTGTAACTTATAGTGAAAGGTTTCATTTTTTCTAAAATAGCACGTGTACCTCCACTATAATCTCGTATATTCATTACTCCTATAGGTTTTATCTGGACGTTAACATAATCATCACAGAACCTATAAAAGTTTTTATACTGAGAAAAAGGATTGGTTGGTATTCCATAAACTTGATGGTAGATTTGGCTATAACTTTCAGGAGTTGGAGTCCCAGACAATAGAATTACATAAGGAATATGTTTTTTTAAAAGCTCTTTTACTTGTTTAGCTCTTTTACTTGGTTTAGGAAAAGCTCCCATTGTATGAGCTTCATCACAAATAACAACTGACCACTTTTCTTCTGGTATCTTGTGTATACTTTCATAATTAATTACATATAAATTATAATCAGGATTGAGTAAATCATAATCAGACTGTATGCTTGATATAGCTTTCTTCTTTGTAATAAATAAAACATCACCGTTGCCATATAAATATTCTGCTAACTTCAAAGACGTAAGAGTTTTTCCCGTCCTCACCTCCATAGCTAAATATAAAAAGTTATACCTTTGTAACACGTGTAACCCTAGGGTTACAATTTCTTTCTGGTATGGTCTGAGTTCCATTCTTTTATTATCATATTAATTAATAAACATTTTTCATACTCCTCTTCTTCTATAAAATACTCTAGCATATTTAATAAAAAATCACGGCTATAAGGAGCAAAAGGGTTATGAGCAAAGTAATAGTTGTCAGAAGCTATAATATCTTCCTCATCTGCGTCTTCAAACAAAACCTTGTAAGAGTTTCGCATTGCAATTCCTAAAATTTCCTTATCGCTTAATGACATATTAAAAAGGTAAGGTAGGGTTTTGTTCTGCTTCTTTAGTTGTAAATATTATCCACCTTCCATTCATATCTCTGCCTTCTGTCGGAGCAACGCCTTCTCGGAATAATCCATAGGCGGTTAACCATTTATTAAATCTGGTTCTAGAAATAGTCATCTTAGACTTAGGCGCATAATCTGGGTTTTCCTCAATAAAGTCGTGATATAGTTCGTTCTTATATATACGCTTGTCTGGTATTAACTTACTGTTAGTTGACTGTCCGTGTAACAGTCCGCACCATTCAATAAATTCGTGAGAGGTTTCTGCAGACAACTGTCTTACTTCTAAATTAACAAACTCAGATTTTATTAATCCTTCATTCAAATGAAGTTGAAGACAGTCCACCATAAAATTATCAAAGATACACCACTCGGCATCATCCCAATCTCCAAACATTAGCTTATTAAAATCATCTAAAGGAGAAAACGACTTGTTATAGTGTTGATGCAGTTCAATTTCCCATTTTCTTCTAGCAAAAGAATTACCACTTCCTTTAATAGCATAATTAGTTGTAATAGCTATCTTTGGAGATTTGCTAAATGGTATCTTGATAGCATCTTTATTTTTCTTTTCTAAAGTTAGCCCTTCTGTAACCACCGAAAACAATCTTTCAAAATCAAAATACTTTTTAACATCATCAAAGCAAAGTATTTGAGTATCAGCGGATACTAATTGATAAGCGAATGACCTTTCAAAGTTAAAAGACTTTCCATCAATAAATACTAGCTTCTTCATATGCGCTAATGCGTTCATAAATAATCCCTTACCTGTTCCCCCTTCAGGGTTGTCCGATATAACTTCATCGTTTAAAATTACAGCTGGTGAAAAAGATAAGTTTTTATAGCCGTGCATTAAATAACCTATTGTACTTTCCATAGTTGATATTCTAGACTGATTCTGTCCGCAGATATTTGCAACAAATTGTTTATAGTCGCAGTTTGTAACTTTACAAATAGTAAATATTCTATTAATCACTTGCTCTCTCCAAACATACCCACCTAAATCTAAATAGTCTATAGGTATAACCTCATTCTTGGTAATCTTTACTGCACAATTTCTATAATAAAGATAGGCTTCATCTTTAGTATCCTCAATAAAATATACTTCTATAGTAGAGAGTAGAGATAAAAATTCCTCTTTAAAAAATCTGGTATGGTCTGCAAAGTAATTATAGATAGACATATCTTCTAGTTTTAATAAAGATTCTAAAATAAAATCCTTTATTTCTTTTTCGGAAGTATGGTCAATTAAATTATTAGATACTTTAACAAATACATAATTTCTACTGCCCTCTGGACAAAACTTATAAAACCCGTGGTCTTCTAAAAATTGTTTAAATAATATATGAACAATTTTAATAACACCTTTGTTAGACTTAGTCCAAAATATTTGATGCTGGTTATCTTCATCTGCTTTTTCTAATACTGAGTTTATTACTTCGGTGTCAAATGAAGCATCTTGCAATTGACACCTAATCTCATTTTTTGGTATGCCTTGTTTTAGTTTGTTTTTAATATCACTAATCCTATCTTCATCTTCATAATATTTCGTTCCGAAATTTTGAGTATGGGAATACGCTGATTTGATAGTCCTCTTAATTTCCGTTAAAGTAAAATCTTTATTAGCGTGTTGCCCTAACACATAGGAAGCTAGACTTTCGCTAACCCCATAGTCATTAAAAGCTGAAGCCAATACATAAGCGTTTTGATTTCGCTGTCCCTCGTTCATAGGGAATTTTTTCTCCCACCATTTTACTAATATTTCTACTATTTTATTTTCATCTGTTATAGGTATAGTTACAGGGTCTATATGTTTTTTAACTTCTTTGTATTCTATCTCCTCAATCTTATCCCAAACTTTACTTTGTTCGTTTATATTTATAAGGGGGTCAAAACTTTCATAGCATACCCTGGAAATGTTTTTAGTTGCTTTATCAAAGTATGGAGAGTTGAAATGTTTTTCTAAAGAATGAAAATAATTTATATGATTCTCTTTATCATTAGGAATTCTAACTAACACTTTTAATCCATTTCCTGAAGGAGATACAAAAACCGAAAATACATATTTATTTTTAGACAAATCTTCTTTGTCTTTAAGCATATCTCTTACTTTTTTATAGCCATCAAAATCTAGACAGATTAATCCGCTATGGTCTATAATGCTCGTGTCTAGGCGTTTAGTAAATGTACCTGAAAAACATATTGCGGGTAATAATTTTTTAAGTTCGTTTCTTTTTGTTTTATCTTTTTCTTTCCTTATTCTTTTTACTAAATCTTTAGAAGAGCCGTTCTTTATTCTTTCTATTATCGTGCTTACATCCCTGTGAAATGGAGTAGTTGTTTCTTTTATGTTTTGGAATATTGTAATTGTAAATGTCATAGTATGTCGTTTTTATGTCGTTTTTATGTCGTTTTTATTTTCATAAGTTGTTGATTACCAGTATGTATGTCGATTATGTCATATATTTACTCATTCTGTAGAAAAATAAAAAATAAGTTAATATATTTTGTGTATACTCAATATGAAAGATAATCAAATTAACATATCGACACAAAAAAAAGCATAAAAAAAGAGCCGAGGACGACCCTTTTCTTACACTTAATAGTTAGTTAGAATGGTAAATCCACATCCTTCTTTTCTTCTTTCACCTCTGCTACTGCTTCCTTCTTTTCTTCAGCTTTTTCATAAGGGTCGCTTAATTTAAGAGATAAAAATTTCCCTTTCCCGTATTCCTTTACCCAAGCCGCAATCTGTTGTTGAGTACCATCAGGAAGAGTGATGCTTCCACTATATTCTGGTTGGTTATTGTCAGGAGTTTTATTGTCATTTTTAAACAAACTGCCGTTCCCGTTATTGTGTACAAATTTTTCTGCCATTTTTATTTATTTTAATTGTTCGTTCCAAATGATTCATTGTCTCAAAGATTAAATCTTCTTTCTCGACTTTACTATTAACGGACATTGGAACTCTCATCCACATAATAGTATTTTTAGGAGTTCTTTTAGGAATCTTGTTCCTTAAAAACCGCATAAACTTTAATATTTTTTGTTTCATTTATTAATTTTTTTATTACTTTTTCTTTTTTTTTATTATCCTGTTGTATGTATTTAGGATTAGTCGAATTCAGTTTTCTTTTCTTCATTATAATTCGACTTTTAGATAAAAGTTTTTTGCATCTTCAATACTTCCTTCGGCAAAATAGGTGTTGTATTGTTTTACCGCTTGTTCTACTTTGTATTCTCCATACTCTATAAAGTCTGGGGTTGGTATAAACTTGCCTAATACTTTAGTTACTTTATCTATTACATAAAATTCTAAAGGTTTACCAAATAATTGTTGATATAAGTACGCTTGACTATCGTAATTATAAGAACGACAGCTGTATTTAAAACGAGAAATATCACTTGTAGTTTTTATATCAATTACTTTATCTTTTGTAATTATATCCGCTTTTCCTTTCCACATTGCGCCTTTGATTTTTTTGACAGCGGGGTGTTCAAAAACATTTCCTTCTTTATAAATATCCATAGCGAAATCAAAATTCCTGAACATTACCTCTTTTAATTCTTGTATCTCTACTCTTTCTTTTTCGAGTAGCAACACATCAACACCGCTCTCTTCAATCTTTTCTTTATATAATTTAGTATTTCTACTACTTGCAACTACGAATTGCCACCCTTCACATTTCTCTGGCTCTAATAAAAGCTGATGAAAGAATCTTCCATAAAGAAAGTTTTTATTATCAGGTCTAGGTTGATGAAATTTTAAAGGGTTATGAAGTAAATCACATATATCGGAGTTGGATAAATATTTCTTTCCTATCCCGTTATAATATTCATTATCGTTTTTTAGTTTTTGTACTATTTCCATTTTTTAGTTTGTTTGAAATTTTAGTTTTAACTTCTTCTGTTATATTATAATTATTGTCTTTTAAAAATGCTACAATAAATTTCATTGTTTTTTGTTCTTTCGGCAATGCGCTAACCCATTTCATAAAAGCTACAATATCGACATCTTTCACGGTAAACTTGGTTTCAGTATTTTGGTTTGCGATGGCGTTTTTAACTTCTTCCGCAGATGCTACTGCCGTATCTAGTCCAATACCAAAGTTAGCTAATGCTCTTCCCCACGCACTCGTTTCACAATTTTCTACATAAGAAGTTTTGTTTATAAAAGTACTTCCCTTTTCTTCCTCTGCTAATCCTGTCGCTAGTACATTATCATTCTCATCTATTACTGAAGCCATAATTAAAATTGATGATTCTGTCTTGTCAATTACTTCAGATACTAAAGAATAGTTAGGGTAGGTGGCTCTGAAAAACTTTAGTCTTTCGTTTACCTCTACATATTCTTTGCCTTTAATTTTTATTGATTTTAATTTTGTTGTCATTTGTTTGTTGTTTAATTATTTTATTTAATTTCTTATTAACCTTACTATAAGAATTCATTATTCTTTCTCTGGATGCCTTTAAGTTCATTATATGCTTGGCATTTTTTCTCGTATTAACTTCTCTCTTTATATTGCTCTCAATCATTTCTAGTTTTCTACGATAATTAGACAAAGATAAGACATACACTCCAATTTTCCAACCTTTATCATAAAACATTTCATATTGTTCAGGGGTTATTTCTCTATAAAAATCTCCCCCCATTGTCGTATTATGAATGATGGTATGTTCCGTTGCTCTTTCTTGCTCTATGCGTATACCTGACAAGATTCGTGCCTCAAAATCATCCCCATCTAAGACGGCAGAAAATTCATCTTCCTTTGCTTGATTAAATATATCTATTAAAGAGTAACACATTCTTGAATTCTATCGGTAATCGTTTTATAATCATCATCTTTGTTCATCATTTCTTTTACCACGCCTATCCCGTGCAGGATAGAAGAATGGCTAACTTTATATCCATTCTTGGTTAAATACTCTTGGATATATCCTAGTCTAATTTGTCTATCCATACATCCATAATATAACAGGTGTCTAGCATCTACTACTCTTCTTTCTTTAGTTTTAGTAAAGAGTTGCTCCCTACTAATATCATACAGAGAACATACATTCTCCGCTATTTGATTAAATATTGGTTCTTTCATTTATCTTTTTTTTATTCATTATTTTCTCCCACTGGTCTCGGTTGCGGAGAGTTTTTTTTAATTGATTGACCGCACAATTAAGATTGTGCATTAAATCATCTATCGTTTTTTCTTTTCTTATTTCACTCATTGTTTGTTGTTTGTGGTTGTAAAAAAAACAGAGAGGAAGCAAACATTTAATATTATGGGATTCTTAATTCCAATAAGTTTAGGTTGGTAAAATTACCCCTTCCTCTCTATTTAAAAACTATTATGAAAACACTTCGCTAATATATGAAATGTTTATAGATTGTGCAAATTATTTCTGACTTTTTAATTTCTCAACTTCAAATTCTAGATGGGCGATTGCTTTGGTAAGACATTCTATTCCCCCATCTTCGTGCTTTCGCTTAGAGCGTAAGCAGTAAGTTACTGCCGAACCTACATTGTAGGAGCAGTCAAAGTCGCTGACGACATATCTTGCCTGATACTTTCCTGTTCTTTCCGTATTCCCTATATAATAATCAGGTACTCGTGAGTCTTGTGGTAGGGTGGTCGACCGATTTCTGTCCGTGTCGTACCAATAGTGGCTTTTTGGAGGCATTCTAAAAACTTAATAATAAATCTTGTGCTATTCTTTCAAAAATAGCTTTTTCTAAACCTTTCAAATCTAGAGACACCTCTAGGTCTTTATTATAATGTAAAGCATAATGCTTTTCAGGTAGAAGCTGAATAACAAATCCCCCTGCATATCTCACAACTTCCTCTGCGTTGGGCAAAATGATTAGTCCCGTAGATAAAACACTCATATCGTGTTCTCTATACATAGATAGGTAAGTTTCAGTGGTCATTAATTGTCCTGTGCTTCTGAATGTAGTTAGACTCATTTTCTTCTTGTCTAGGGCTTGTTGTAGTTTTTGAATTATTTTTTTTCGTGCTGACTTCATACTTTTTTCTAAAAGTATTTCTGCTGATAGCAGTCTTAATTTCTTTTCTTCCATTGTAATAAATTTTAGTTTAAATATAGTGTAAATATAGTGTAAATTATTGACACGCTAAAATTTCCGTGCCTTTAAAATACCAATGTCCATCAATCTTTACTTTGCTGATTGAGGTGATAACAAATTTTTTTCTCCGCTCCTCCCTAGCTATATCTTTTCTTCTAGTTTTGGCTAACGCTTTCTCTAATTTTTTGATGCGTCTTTTCATTTCTAACCTTTCGGTTATTAATTCTGCTTTTCTTTCTAATTCCATAACATTGCTAGTATTAAAGTTAACACCATACCTATATAAGATATGGCTAACATTTTCATTTTGTCTTCGTATCTTTTATTTCTCATTTTTTTTTAATTTATATTTTGACATATCATTTTTAATTCCTCTTGCAAAC